GTTGTTTTAATCAAAGCGCCTGACGCTTGGTTGAATGTTTCACTGTTTTACCATCGATTGAATCAAAGTTTTTGATAGCAATTTTCTTTGGTTTCTGTGCCTCTGGCACATTACGGAACAAACGGATATGCAGCATACCATTTAATAGTTCTGCTTCATCAACTTCCATATGTTCTGCTAGAGTAAAGTCTCTGCGAAAATCACGAGTTGCAATACCTTTATGCAAATAGTTTAAAGGCTCTGACATCTCATCTTGTTGCTTGCCTTCAATTGTTAAAACATTTTTTTCTAATGTAATATCAATATCTTTCATACTGAAACCAGCTACTGCTAATGAGATTGTGTACTCGTCGTCACTATCTTGTACTACGTTATATGGTGGGTAACCTTGTGACTTACTATTTGCAAACTCTCTTCCGAGATCATTAAACATTCTATCAAAGCCAACTGTGGCTCTGTGAAAGTCAGGTAGGTTTAGGGTGGTTAATCTTGTCATTTTGTTTCTCCTTTTAAAGCAAGAATAATTATGAGCCCATTATGGCGCTCATGTTTATTTACCAATTGTCGATCCTTCATAGACCGGATTGTGTGTTTGTGTGCAACGAATAAATGTTGTACACTTTGCTAGTTGTTTTAGTTTCATTGCACCTGCATAGGTACATGTACTACGCACACCTCCGAGGATCTCTTGTACCGTTCGGGCTACTTCTCCTCTGTAAGGCACCAACACTGTGCGTCCTTCTGACGAGCGATAATTTTTCAACCCGCCAAAATGTTTATCGTTTGCACTTTCACTACTCATACCGTAGAACTGTACAAACTTTTTTGTTTCTATAACTTTTTCAAAGCCACCTGATGTGCCTTGGCTCATTTCATAGTTAAGTTCATTTGTCTCGTAATATTTTGTAATTACTTCGCCGCCGCCTTCGTTGTGGCCAGCAAGCATACCGCCAAGCATAACAAAATCTGCACCGGCTGCAAAGGCTTTAGCGACATCTCCAGGGCAAGTACACCCACCGTCAGCAATAATGTGACCACCAAGTCCGTGTGCTGCATCAGCGCATTCGATGACTGCCGATAACTGCGGATATCCAACACCAGTTTGAATCCTAGTAGTGCAAACAGACCCGGGACCAATGCCCACTTTAACAATATCAGCTCCTGCAAGAATCAATTCCTCCGTCATTTCTCTTGTTACAACATTACCAGCAATGATTACCAAGTCTGGAAACTCTGCTCTAACCTTACGCACATGAGCGGCAAAATGATCGCTATAACCATTGGCAATGTCCATACAAACATATTTAAGTTTATGTTCAACTTCTTTCTTCACTTGCAATAATTTGTTATAATCACTGTCGCTAGTACCGATACTCATAGCAACGTTTTCTGTACGTTCTAACCCGTCGCCGTCTAAGTCTGCACCATTGAAGTACTCAATTAAATATTCTGCGCTGTATGTCTTAACCAAACAGGTAAACATTTCGCCTTCGGCAAGTTTGTCTGCCATGCGCATTGTACCAACACCGTCCATATTACTTGCCATTATTGGAATACCTTCGTAGTGATATTCATCAGGCAATGGTGTTGCAATGTCGTGATCGTAATGCCTAAATTGGAATTTACGATTAAGTTTAACTTGACTGCGACTTTTGAGTGTACTGCGCTTAGGACGGATCAACACATCCTTGTAGTCAAGTTTGATGTCTTCTTCAATTCTCATTTATTCTCCTATACAGTTCATCAGCCCACAGACTGTAACCGTTAGCATTTGGGTGTCCATCTTTACTAAAGTACTTTAAGTTTACACGATCTTTGTTAGTTTGTCTACCATATTTTTTATGTACATAACTTAAAGATTCGTCTACTTCTCCGCACTGATTCCTGTCACCATCTAAGAAACTGCGCATAGTTGTATTAGTAATTATTTTGTCTTTATTTAATAACGAATAAACAGTTTCACTATTGTCAAAGTTATATGTGCCGTCAATACGTTTAAGATCATCAAAGCTAACGAATGCCAAACAATCTATGTTATTATTCATACAATAGGTTTGCCAACTATGTAGCATTACCATTGATTGATACTGAACTGCTTGATCACTATAATACTTTAGCATAAAGTTTGAATCAAACTTGTCATTACTTATAGTTTGAAACTTACTATTGATTAGTCGACTGAAGGCTGTTAGGCCCCATACTGCTATGCTGTCTTTATGAATTGGCTGTTTTAAAAAATTAAGATACTGTAACCAATTACTATCACCTTGTCCTCCAAGGTTAGTATATTCGCATCCTAGTTTATCTGCTAATCTGCCTACCCATCCGCCTAAACGAAGTTCATCGTCAGTGCCTTCAGTCCAACTACATCCTAAAGCATAAAGGTGTTTTGTCACTGATCCTGAGCTTTTGCACGTAGTCTCTTGTAACGTCTAATTGCAGCTTCTTTTTCCTTGCGGCGTTTTGTACCTTTTGATTCATAGTACTCACGTTTACGCAATTCTTGTAGTAGTCCGTCATCGGCTATTTTCTTTTTAAATTTTCGTAATGCTTTTGTAAGGTCGCCGTTGTGTACTACAACATGCAAGCCTTTAAGTTCGTCGTCACGTTTCTTTTTATTAAATTTCATCTAATCCTCGTTTGATGTAGTGTTCTAAATATTGCAAGTCATATATACGATTTGCACTAAGTTTATTATACGGTGTAATCCCGTCATTTGTCAAGTAAAAAGTGTTCGATTGAGCAATAATCCAGCCTGCTATATTTTTTGTTACAGGTGTACAAAAATCAAGATCAATAATTATCATGTTGACTTTTTTAACGTGATCGATCATCCAATCTATTTCTAAATCATCTTGTTGATCATACAAATAGATGTTTACAGGAGCCTTAGTATGCGATAGCAAATCACTTACTGCATCTCTTATTTCTTGTTGTGGATATATTAACATAATGCTATAGACATCGTTATTAATACTATCGGGCGGAGTTATTAAAGTAATATCACTCATTGCGTTTTTGTAGTTTGCTCCAAAGGCTTGACTCGTCTTGTTCATTATTTTGAACATAAGGCTCCTGATGCCATGGCAAATCTTCATCCTTACCTTTTATATACCTGTCTTTATAGTACTTGATATTCTGATCTGGATTGTCTGTTTTCCATGCTTTCTTTGCTGCCTTGTAGTCGTCATCGCCCTCGAGTGTTTCTACAAAATTACTACGTTCTAGTTGTTCTCTATCCAGCCCTTCGGCAAGCACTCCTCCTTCAACTCCGCTTCCAGCATCCCCCCTGGTAGCGATGGCATCGGTGAGGTTTTCTTCTCCGCTGGCTCTGGTGTTTTTGTCGGTGCTGTATTCGTCATCTCTGGTTTTATTTGAACTTGTGTGGTGTGCATGTTTAACATGCTTATTATCATTGACTGAATTGTCATCTTTATTCTCCTTGCTAGTGCGGCGCATTTCAAATGTTGCCTGACTAGCTATCAGTAGTAAGACTGCAAGTGGATCAAATACAAATATAATTGTAATAATAACCCAACGAACAGCTTCTTCTAGTATATCTTGATCGGTTTCTCCGTATATAAATTCTGCAAGATATTTTATTGGTCCTACTTCTGCTTCTAATTTTCTGTATTCTGCTTGTAGATTATACTTGTTTTCAGTTAAACTGTCAATAGTATTATTTGCTTCTACAATCTTTTTTTCCTGTGTATCTATAACAGCTTCAACATCTGCATCTTTTCCTATAGTGATAGTATCACGTAATCTTTGGATAAGAGTATTACTTGCGGCAATCTGTGCATCTGCACTTGCTCTAAGGTCTTTAATTGCTTGTCTTGCTGTGTTGATACGAGGATCGTCTGCTTGTCGTAAGGCAGTAATTTCGTCTTGTGCAGTTTGCCTTGACTCTCTGTTTGCAGGAATGTCTATGTCTAAGACTGTGTCTATCTTTGTCTGTATATTTGTTCGCATTAGTTTTGCTTCATCAACAGCACCACTTCGGATACTATCAACTGCATTTAACAAAGATTGTTTACGTTGTAAAACGTTGTCGGTCTGTGTGCCACGCAGATCTTTTACTAGATCTGTTAGTCGTGTTCTTTCGGCATCTAAGGTGCCTTGTGCTTGTGTTCTTAATTCTACTGCTTGTGTTTGCAATGTGCTTATACGTGATTGCTGTGCATCTACCCATTTGGCAAGAGCAGTTCTTGTGTTACTGCCAAACAGTCCGTCACTGGTAACACCTATAACAGCCTGTCCTTCTTGTATCTTAGCACGTTCGGTGCTTTGCAGTTTATTAGTTGTGACTACAATTGTATTTTCTATGTCTGCAATTTGTTGTTGCAATGCTTCAATTGCACTGTTGTCAATGCTTACTTCGCTTATACGCTGTTCGTATTCATTTGCTTGTGTATTAATGCGTTCTAAGTCTGCATCTAGTTGTGCAATTTGATCGTTGTATGGCTGCACTTGTGCTTCAATACTTGCTACACTTGTATCAGCAAGTTCATTTCTGTAGTTTTCTACTACACCATTTAAACGCTGTAAATCAGCATCCAAACTAACTAGTTCTTCTTCATACACATTTACTTGATCTTCAAGTGCTTGTAGTTGTGTTTGAATTATTGTATTCTGTTCGTCAATTGCAGGCTGTATACGTTCATAGGCTGTGTCAATTCTGCCTTGTTCTTTGTCAATTTGTTCTTGCACTGCATTGTTGCCGGCGCCTACACTTGCTTCTGCTTCTGCGATACGTTCTCTTGCACGAACAATAACTGCATCTTGTCTTACAAGCTCTTGTTCGATACGTTCTATTTGTGCAACACCTTCATTGGCTGCACTAGTTTGTTCAATATGTGCTTTACTTAAAAAGCCAAAGATACCCATGCTTGTAATAAACATCAGTACAACCACAGCAATTGCTAGATAGTATTTTAACCACCAACGTGCTTTGTGCCAATACTTGTGCAACCACACTGCTGTAACTAACTTGCCTATTTCTAAAGCACCTCCCATAATAACAATGGGAAGGGCAGCGGCAGCAAAAATTGCTACTAATCCGCTGACCGAATAATATATTGCAACGGCACTAATACATAGTGCAGTTATTAAAACTAGTAAACCTAAAATCATCGTGTAGTATTTAGCCTATTCCCACCTATAGAAAATATGCGCACCTATTCTTCCGACTAGTTGTAGTGTCTTAGCCCAGCGTGGACTAACATATGTAGCGTGATAATGCGTAGAACCTTCTGTAATTCCACGGAATTTGTTTTCTTCGACTATATTCCATGCAATTGATTGTGCTTCTGCCCATCGATCAGCTTCTTGTGGTCTGTCGTGTTTCCCATCGCAATACCAACTGAATTGGCATTTGTTACGTATCATATTTCCGTTACTGTCTTGCTTTCCTTGCTTAACAACTTCGCAAATAGTGCTCGGATAACGTGAGTCATTTACACGATTGAGCACTACATCTGCTACTGCTGCTTTGTCTGCTAGATTACTACCTCGTGCTTCATAGTATACATTTAGTGCCATGCACTGTACTTGTGGAAATAGTTTTTCCAATTCAAAATTCTGAGCCGTTGCTGGACCAGTCACGAAAAGCAGCATTGCTGCCGTAATAAAATGTTTCATAGTTCTACCTCAATGATTGTTTTGTTATCTACGCATACTCGAGATGTCTTTTGCATCTTCTTTACGGTCTGCGAATACTGGTACCATATTACTTTTGTGCATCGTAGCAATTCCAAGCAACTGACGTTCGCCTGAATACACCATAGACTCCTTTGCTGGACCATGTCCTGCAATATTATTACCTAGTGGTACTGTGTCACGTGTTTTGTAATCTGGTATTTCATTAGTGTGTTGTGCTTTAGTTTTTCCTACACCCATCTTTGCAAGCCACTGCTCGTGTTCAGCTTGTGCTTTTTGTAGTTTCTTACTCTTGCTTTGTTTCTGTTTACGATTGTAACGAGTGGTGGTCATATAAGGACCAACTAGTTGCATTGTCATATCAAAAAACTCCTGCTAATGTTTTAACTGTATACAGTATAGCAGGAGTTATTTAGATGTCAACCTTTATTTGCCTTCCATTAGTTTAACTGCGGCGTCATAGTCTTCACGACTTACTACACCTTCGGTTAATAAACGTTCACGGTTTGCCATGTGTGCAGCCTGTGTGTCGTCTTTTGATCCGCCAAAGTAAGGAACACAATGTCCTTCCATTTCCATAATCTCAGTTACACGTTTCATTTCGCCATTGTAATCTACTTTGAAGTCTCCTAAGATACGTCCGAACTTGCCTTTCATATCTTCTCCCTTACGGTCTTCAGTAGTAATAAGTTTACCACCATCCTTCATAAGTTCTTTCAGTCTTGCTTTAGCCGCTTCGCCAAACAAGTCTTCTACTTTATCTCTTGTGCGTGACTCAGGCGTATCAATGCCCATAATTCTTACACGTTCGTCTGTTAGTGTTACACCAAATCCTAAGTCAATGTCTACGTCTACTGTATCACCATCTACTACTTTAATAACTTTTACATCATATTCATTCTGTTGCATTTTGTTGCCCTCTTAGCTAAGTTTCTTTTTTATCCACATAAAAATTGCATACACCACCAATAGATATACTGTTGCTACAGTTACATCAACAAGGTGTTCTCGCATGTTATAGATAAATTCTATGCCTGCTTGCACATCGCCCATGCTATCACCGCCGGAGTTTTCAGTAATGTTTATTGTCTTACCTTCAAATCCGTCAAACGCACCATCTTCGATAACAATATCACATTCGATACAGTCTTCTTCGCTGGTAGGAAATTCAACTGTTTGATTTATGTCTGCCATTGTACTGCCCTCTTTTTTATATGCCCATATTATTTAGCCATAAAAAAAGACGCTCCTAAGAGCGCCTTTTAGTTGTTGTGTGTTTAAATTAGAAGTTAAACGATAAACCTGCTGATGGTGTAAAGTCTTCTGCATCTGTGTCATAGTCAACACCAGCAGTAAATTCTGCGCCTGCTACGTTCATTGTGTACTCGCCACCAATGTGCTGTAGTGTGTCTGCATCTGTACCGTTTACATATGCTGTTAATGAGTTTACTGCAACTGTACCTTCGTATGCAAATACTTCTGCATCTGTGTCATATGTTAATGCACTACCTGCTGTTGCTACACCTAAGTCTACGCCAGATACTGCGCCACCAAACACTGTGTTTTCACTGTCCATGTTATAGTCCATTGCACCTGTAATAGCAAAACGATCCATATCAATTGTGTATGCACCTTGAATGTTGCTTACATCTGTTACGTCTGTTGTCCAGTCTGTTAAACCAAGTGCTACACTTGCTCCGCCTACTGATACTGCTAACGACTCAGTCATTGCTGGTGTTGCTAGTGTTCCGTCAGCTGCTGCATTTGCATCTGTTTCTGGCATCAAGTTGTTGTCGTCGCCAAATGCTAAACCTACGCCTGATATTGTTGTGCCAACTGTCCATGTGTCTAGTGTTAGTGCTGAACCGTCTGTTGCACTAAAATCTAAGTCTACAGTTGCTAATGATCCTGCATCGATATCTAGTTCGACGCCCATTGTGCCACCGTAGTTGTCACCGGCTGTTTCAGCAAAATCTAAATTTACTGCACCTGAGATAATTGGAGTCACTGTTTCTTCTGCTGAAGCCGCACTTGCGAATGCTGCTACTGCCATAATGGTAAATACGTTACGCATAATAATTTCCTTCTTGTTTTGTTATGTGTTCATAAAGTAAAGGGCAAGTTAGTCGCTTGCCCTTTCACTGTTTTATTTATAACATACTTTGGTAAAGATGCAACCGTTTAGGTAAAATTATACCAAAAGTGTGCTTTCTTTGCAACAGTTAGCCGCCGCCTTGGAAACTGCCGTCTTTGGCTTTATACCAATTTTTTTGGTTGTGTATTCTACCTAATAGTGCTTGTATTTCAATCATTTCGTCATGCAGTTGAGTAGATACATCACCTTGTGCAATAGCTAAACCTCTTCGACCGGCTTTTGCTCTTAGTGCTGATTCAATTACTTCAATGTCACGAATTGATAGTTCAAACTGTTTGTTAGGTTTCATATCACCAAACTCCTAATGTTCTTCCATTGCCTGCTATAATAGCACAACAGGTTAGTATGTGTAAGACAATCCAAAACGTTCTAAATGCTAGTGCTCGTCTTACATCTTTTTGTCGAATGGGCAAGAACTCTGGCTTGTCATCATCACTAAGTCCAATTGGCATGCCAACTGTCCTTGCCCACATTTTTAAAAAGCGTCTTTGTCCGCTCAAGTTCTGTTTCCTCTAAGAGCAAAATACATTCCGCCTACCCAAAGTAGTACATGCAGATTGTCATACCATAAGACGTCCCAGAAACTTTCAGGTTCGCCTGTCCATATAACACCTGTCATAATACTGGCAATAGTAATACCACTGAAACGTGTAATAACATCGCCAAGCTCTTTTGTGCGTTTGATGTAGTCTGCTATGCCGCCGACTAATAATCCTGCGGCAGCACCAAGCTCTCCAAATACAACAAACGACCAAACTAATAGTGTAAGTTCTACTGGAGAGTCTTCTAAGTTGATTGGCCACTTGTTCATTCCTTGCTGAAAAAATACAACAATAAGCGGAATACGAAGCAGCCAATGAGTCATACAGAACTCTGGTATTCTGTGTACTAAAGTTTTAATCATAACTTATAGCTCTGCTAACAATGCCTTTAGTTTTTTCTTTGACTTACCTTTTACTTTGGCTTTGGATACATCATTATCTCCGTCGCCTACGACAACAATACCAATCATACCCATTGTCTTGTGTGGTGAACATTGATATACATAAACGCCTGGTGTGTCAAATGTCATTTCAACTTCTTTGTTGAGCTTTGACTTGCGTGGTGCTTTCCAGCCATCTGGACCTGCAATAAATTCTACGTTGTGTCCTTTTGAGGTTGGCACCCATGTAATAGTATCGCCTACTTCAATACGTGCAATATCTTCACTGTACACCATCTTGGCGCCATCTTCACGTTTGTTTAGCATTTCAATTGTCATGTCTTCTGCAAGTGCTGGTGTCGCCATTGCAAGGACAAAACCGACTGTTGTTAGTAGTTTTCTCATTTGTTATCCTTTATGTTGAGACCGGACGGATTGTATTGTTCGCCATTATAGCCAGGGTAGGTGTCGTCCTCTACCCCAAAGTTACATGATGCTACAATAAACAAAAATGCTATTGATGCATATGTAGTTCGCTTGCTCCATAATACGAAGCCTTCGAATGTTTTTTCCGCTTCTTTTTGAGCGGCTGCTCTTACTTCATTGTCTGTCATTCTAAACCTATACAAGGAATAAGAATACTTTGCTTACAGTTGTCTGGATAAGCAATTGCTGAGCCAAGTATAGGCAAACCTACCATACCAATAATGATAATCAAGAATGCCCAGCCTAGACCTTTTGTAGTGCAATAGTTTGTTTGTTCACTCATGTTCGCCACCATTTGCACGGCCGTTGTACTTGCGTCCTGACTTTAACAAATCGTTTAATGACTCTGGATTGTTTTCAGCTTGACGGAATGTTACAACTGTGATTGTAATACCACTGATCAAAAGCAGATGAAAGGCTGCACTAATGCCAAAGGCAAGATAGCTTCCTACCATTAGGGCAAAGATACCACTCCAAATAAAGAATAGGCACTGAAAGATCATGTGTCCTACCATAGGGTCTAAATTGCGTAGTGGTGACTTTTCAACTGTCATAACACTGTCCCACATTTCACGTGGAATATTTACAAGTTCTGATAGTGTAGTTGCCCAACCAATGGGTTTTGGATTCTTCATAGTTTTCTCCTGTGTGTCTTTTAGTGTGTATTATATATAGCATAAAAAAACACAGAAGTCAACCATACGAGGTGTGTTAAATTGTAGCAGGCATACTGAACAACGCTCTTACATCATGTGGCTCATCGCTTATAATAGGCTTACGTGCAAAGATACACCATTTATATGCAAACATTGTTTGATTGTTTGTACAAAACTCTCTAAAACTAGTACCTGTTGTGTACACATCATCTACAACCATCCAAGGATGGTCTCCTGGTGTAACATATTTTTCCATTGCATACTGTAGTGGCAAGCCGCCACGTGGAATACCAACTACCTTGCTAAAAGGCTCCTTCTGGTAATCCATAATCATACGTGCTAGTCCGTCCCACCATTCTGGGCGTATAGCATCGCACTCAATCTTCCATGCTAGTTTGTTTCCTGCATGACTAATAAAGTCTCCGACTTCAAATAAATTTGCACTAGTGTGATACGGCACCGCAGGCCTCCTTTATCATTTTAATATTTTGTGATATCTTTGCATTAAACTCTGCGTCTGTCAAGCTATAATTTAACCCTTCACTTAACGCTCTACTAAAACTTGCTGTGATGTCGTTATTCATTGATAGTCTGCGACATGCTTCTTGTGTAGCATATCCACCACTTAGGAACACAACCTTTTCTACATTAGGGAACACTGTAAGGTTGTGATACAAGTTGGGCACTTCCGGCGGCGTTAGTTTGAGAATACACTTGCCTGGATATTCATCTAAGAACTCTTGCAAGTGATACATAAGAGCGTCTTCGACTTCAGCTTTGATAGGATGTTCAATAGGCACTTCTGGTTCAATAATAGGTACAAGTCCATAGTCCCAAATAGTACGGGCAAGTGTAAACTGTTGTTTGAGTACAGGATGTACCATTCCTGTACCGTGTACAATACTACGCATCTTAGTGCCGTAGATTTTAGGACCAATGCCGTTAGTAGCCCATTCTAGCATTTGCTTTACTGGAAACTGTTTGAGTGTTCCATCTTCATCACACCCACTGTCAATCTTTAAGAACGTGTCAATACCTTTTTCATCCAAGATGTTAACCATGCCACGTGTGACTGTGTCTTGGTAGAGGATTGCTCCCCAGATGTTTGAGTCGTTGAAGTCAGGACTGTTGACCATTCTAAGACGCATAGCATGAACTTTCTCCATCTTGTCTGCTTCTGTGTACGCTTGTCCGTAGCGTTCTAGTACGCCACCTGTTGAACCACCACTGTGATCCATTGCTGCAATAAATCTATTATCGCTCATCCAAATAATCCCCATATAATTAAAAGTATAATAGCCCAGCCAAAAAAGCCTAGGCCGTTGTTTCCGACTAGTCCTCTACTCCTAGCACAATCATAACAATAGCGATATTTCTTTGGAGTTTGGTTACTGCAAAAAAATGCATCGCATGTTTTCTTACTCATATGTTTCGCCTGTTTCACGGAAAAAGTTTTCACTCCAAAATGCTTTGTCGTCAATCCATACATCGTAGTTTTCTTTTTCGCCTACGCTAAGTTCATGATACTTTGCACCCCATCCATCTAATTGGTTCTTGGTTAGGTCGTAATAGTCAACGCCACTAACACAACCACGAGCTGTCATATACTTAATAGTATGTCCTGCATCGTATAATGCATTTACTCTAGCAATGCGTTCCGGCATTGGTATATGATTAGCATAGTCTTTTTTGCCACCACTGTCGGGTATAATTACTTCTTTGCAAATTGTTCCGTCAATGTCAATTACATATTTCATTTTAATAACTCTGTGCTAGGCGCCACATCAAATACTCTTTCGATTCGATTGGCGGGTACTTTGCTGATTCACCTTTGCGTAGGTTGAATACTTGTGTGCCTGGTGTAGGATCTACAAAATGCGGCATACTGTAACGCTGTTGATGTATATGACTATTGACTACACGATGTTTAGTACTTTTAAAATAATCGTTAGTCCAACGCTGTAGTAGGTCGCCAATATTACAAACAACACCATCGTCTGCATAGGGTACTGCATGCCAAGTTCCATTAAGGTCTTGAACTTCGAGTCCTGGTACATCGTTAATTTGCCAAAGTAAAGTAATAGTACCGTAGTCACTGTGTTCTCCTATTCGCATTTGCTTGTCTTCAACTACTCCTTTATATGCCGGATAATGAATAACCCTTGTGGTGTTAAACGGTTGCATATGAGAATCTACAAGTGTAGTGCCGCTGTCTAAAATAGTATCAAACTTACTTAGTATTCGCATAGTAAGTTTATCAGCAATATCTATACTTTGAAGTGCAGTTGCTTTAAATCCATTTAGTTCAGTAGGCCAAAGGTCTTCTGGCATACGTGTATTATTATAGTTAAAACTTTCTTTAATATCCTTAGGTGCTGTAGGGTCTACGTTTTCGTCACCTACCATACTGTAACCTAAGTTAGTATCTGCGTTATAAGGATAGTTTTGCTTTACATCCATTGGCAGTTCAAAGAACGCTTTCATTTGTTCTTGCCAACTTTTCATATCACCTTGCTCTACTGTATTTAGAGCATTTGTGAACACTGCGAAGCCTACTGTTGTGTAGGCTTCGTCAATGCGATCCAAAGCGTCTGATGCTTGTAAATCAATTACTGGAATCATTAACCAGGTACCTGTGATGTAATGCCTTCAACATAAAACATCATAGTGTCTAGTTGCTGTCTTGTTGCTACTTCGCCTTCAGCAAGCCACGGTGTTCCGTCTTGCTTGTTAATTGGACCTGTAAATCCAAACAACTCGCCTGCGCTAATAGCATCTTTTACACGCTGTGCTTCTGCTTGTACATTAGCTGGCATGTTAGCAAATGGTGCCATTTGTACAGCGTCTTCGTTCATGTGTCCAAAATAATCACCTGTTTCCCATGTACCGTCTAGCACTTGTCCTACTTTCCTAATATAGTAAGGACCCCAATTGTCAATAGTTGCTGTCAATTGTGCATTAGGAGCAAACTTCATTTGATCACTTGCTTGACCAAATCCAAGTACACCAGCTTCTTCTGCCGCTTGTAGTGGAGCAGGTGAATCGGTGTGTTGTGCTACAATGTCACAACCCTGTTGAATCATTGCTACTGCCGCATCTTTTTCTTTGCCTGGATCATACCATGTGTACACCCAAGTAATTTTTAGGTCTACATCTGGGTTCATTTTCTTTGCACCTAGATAGAATGTGTTGATTTCACGCATAACTTCTGGAATTGGGAATGAAGCAATATAACAAATTGTATTTGTTTTTGTCATCATACCAGCAATAATGCCTTGTACGTGTCTTGCTTGATATAGTTTTAAGCCATAGTTGGCAGCATTTTCTGATTGCTTATAACCTGTAGCATGTTCAAACTTTACGTCTGGAAACTTCTTTGCTACAGACATCAGCGGATCCATATATCCAAATGATGTAGCAAAAATAATATCATTGCCTTGTAGTGCTAGTTGTGTCATTACACGTTCAGCATCAGCGCCTTCTGGTACACTTTCAACAAATGTAGTTTCTACTCTGTCACCAAATGCTTCTTCCACTTGCTGACGACCAATGTCGTGACGATAAGTCCAACCGTGGTCTCCTGTTGGGCCGACGTAAACGAAGGCCGCTTTTACTTTATCTTTTGGTTCATCAGCACTTGCTGACATGCCGAAAGACCCCACCAATAATACTGATGCGGCTAATAATTTAAATAGTTTCATTAAGTTTTCCTTTGTATGTGATGGACGTTCTTTAACCTATGCTTCATCCAAATAGTGGGTCCGTTCTGTTGCTAGGTGGAACCCATACCCCGCATACCTAACTAGGCTGCAATTGCCATTTCTGGCGCATAATTGTCATTTGCAATTATAAAGTTTGACCAATAACGCAGTCATCCGGTAAACTCCACTTCACTACAACACCTGTCGATCCTAGTTCAGCCCCATCAAAGATACACTATAGCTTTTTTCCCTAACGAACTAAGAACCCGGGGTAGTCTAGCGAGCCAGCCACGGCTGTTTTGTTAATAGTGTATCTATGGTGGAGCTGTGGGGTACTGCCCCCCAGTCCAGTATGCGTTCACGTTGCTTCAACGTCTACAGACTATTTATAACATAGATTTAAACTTGTGTCAACCTCGAAGATATAAATATTAGC